GTTTATGAAAAGGCGAATGAGAGCAGGAGATAGTTTTACTCAAGCCCATAAAAAGGCACAAGCAAAGGTGGGCAAATAATGGCAAGAAAAGGAGTCAGCTTATCAGTAGGTAGAGGCGAAAAGTCCAAAAAAGGTGGACTTACTGCAAAAGGCCGTGCGAAATACAACCGTGCCACAGGCAGTAACCTAAAAGCACCTGTAACTAAAAAGAAAAACCTTACTCCCAAGGAAAAAGCAAGAAGAAAGAGTTTTTGTGCGAGAATGAAAGGAGTTAAAGGTCCATTAAAAGATAGTAAGGGCAGACCTACTAGAAAGGCGTTAGCATTAAGAAGATGGAGGTGTTGACATGACTTACTCACTACCTGGAATGTTCAAAACCAGTATTACTGCCACTACATATATCGGTAGTACTGACAGTCCTTTCACCCGAAATCGGGCTGTACTGGACATGGTAAAAGGTTGGGAAATAATGAAAGCTGTAACCGAAGGAACAGAATACCTCAGAGAAAACAGTGAAGCCTTCTTGCCACTAGAGCCAAGAGAGGATTACGATGCTTACCTTGCAAGAGTAAATAGATCAGTATTTAGCCCATTTACACAAAGACTTATTAGGGCAGCTACAGGTTTAGTTCTTCGCAAACCTATAACACTGACAGGCGATCCATACTGGACTGAAATGTTCAAGGCAGATGTAGACGGTTGTAAATCAGATTTAGATGAATATGCAAGAAGATTATTGATGTGTTCTCTTACTTATGGTCAGAGTCATATTCTTGTGGATTATCCTGCTCCTGGAGGTGCTGTTAGTTTAGCTGAAGAGAGATCACAAAATCGTAGACCTTATTGGATTGAAGTAGATCCTACAAATATTTATGGCTGGAGATTAGATAGAGAGGCAAATTACGGAAATCTTGTTCAAGTAAGGATAGCAGAAAAAGCTGTATTACCTGACGGTGCTTTTGGTGAAAAGATTTACGATCAGATGAGAGTTATAGAACCTGGCCGTTATCGGGTATTTAGAAGAAAAGAGACTGTGGAAGATATGTATGAAGAAAACGATGGTGCATACGCTGGCAATATGTCTGGTACACCAAATGAAAAAGACTTTGAGTTAGCAGAATCAGGTAATTTTTCTCTTGGTGAAATACCTTTAGTTACTATTTATTCGGGCAAAGTAGATAATATGACAAGCAAACCACCTTTACTGGACATTGCTTACTTAAATCTTGCACATTATCAAAGACAAGCTGATCTTATTCATAGTTTACACGTTGCTTCTCAACCATTATTAGTGATGGAAGGTTATGACGATCAAACAAAAGACCTTGCTATATCTGTAAATTACGCAATGGCTACTCAGCCTGGCAATAAAGTTTATTATGTAGAGCCAGCTTCCAGTGCTTTTGACGCTCAATCAGCAGAAATAAAAGAGTTACAGATGCAAATGGCTACATTAGGCATCAGTACACTATCACAACAGAAGTTTGTTGCAGAATCAGCAGATGCCCGTAGGCTAGATCGTGTAGACACCAACTCTATGCTGGCTATGGTTTCTATGGAATTAGAGCAAAAGCTACAGAAGGCCTTCAATCTATCAGCCGAATATGTCGGAATCGAACCGCCAGAAGTAAAAATCAGCAGAGATTTCGATATTGAAAGACTAATTGGACAAGATATTACAGCTTTAACATCATTGTTCGATCAACAGGTCATTGATAGAGAAGAATTTAGGGATATTTTGGTACAAGGTGAAGTTTTACCAACAGCAAA